GACTCTCCTCCCATTCCCCGCCCCGCTTCCACAGTTTTTCCTCCTCCCCCCCCCCGCTGACCAGAATCGCCTGCGATCTCATAGCCGATGCACTGTTCAGCAGTGAGGGTGCCACACCATCCACGCTGTAAACTCTTGCACCTTGCGGAAATTCCGGTGTCAGACATTCAAGTTTCATTTCGCTTTCCTCACTTTTTCTTGCACGGACGACCAGCATCGAACTGGTACTCCTGCTCATGGGGGATTAGGTCAGAAGCAGGTTCATCCATTATGCGTCCGCATATCAATCCTGCCCGGCAAGAGAGTACCGGGCAGGGCGGCCATTGCAGTGGCCTACCGCTTTTGTCCTGGGCGGATCAAACAGGGCATTTCTGCGCTCATGCTGCGGCGCACCCATTCCCGTCAGCTCCATGCGGGTGCGTCTTTCGCGGAAATGGCAGCCCGGTCTTTCACCGTGCTTGAACGGAAAGGAGGACGCTGCTGTACAGCACCATTCCGCTATGCCGGACGGCTGATTTCCTGACCGTACCGGCTTCCATGGAAAACTCAACTCGGCGCATACAGGGTCCGTCCCTGCTTGCAGCGCTCAATGCCTAGAAAAAGCGCCATGCGCCATATAAAAGCAGCCCCGCTTCTGCGGTGCAGGGCTGCTTATTTCACGGTTGAGAAGAACCATGCTTTGTATCAGCGGTATTGTTTTTCTCGTAGTGCTCGCACTCCACGTTGTAACCACTGCAAGGCGCGCACCGGGCTGTGGTTATCTTGAATGTGTGCTTGCACTGTTCTTCAGTACCCTTTTGTTTTCCCTTGTGCAGGGATACTCTGGTATGTGTACTTCTTGCCAAGCTCTTGATCTTCCTTGCTTTATATAAATAGATGTTTCGGCCCAAAGGCTTTGGGTTTCGACGCTTGTCCTGCACCGCTTCCCAGCGAACCGGTGGATTGAAGTTTTTCCGCAATTTCATCCAGATTTTGAAACTGCTGAAGTCGCTTTCCCATGTTCCGAATGTTTCATCCATCCACTTGAACATTTCTTTTACGGCTTCTGGCAATTCAAATTTTCCATCACATAGGGGTCCCGGCACTTCCTCAACATCCGGCATGGTTGTCGGCAGTTCTATTCGCTCACCATTCGGAAGATCATAGTAGGCGGTGCCTCTGCTCACTCTTCTACCTCCATGATGTGCGTTGCGATCATGTCAGCCATGTGCAGGCACAGGGCTTCCTGGCAGCGGTCGTATACTTTGCTGAGCGTTCCCCAGTCCTGCTCTCCGCTATATGCTCCCATGTGCCACCTGATTGCCAGGGCTTCCGTGTCGGTCAAGAAAATCCAGTCTTTGATAATGCTGACGGATGCTTCACCGTGTCCCATCAAGTGACTATCTTCATAACGGTAACTGCCATCCGGCTTTTTGATGTACTGCCCAGCCTTGCAAACGTCATGGAGTAACGCGGCGGTCAAGACTGCGCCCTTATTGCATTTTGCAAACTGCGGCATCTTGTCGCACAATTCCAGGGCGGTTCTTGCAACATTGAGCGAATGCAGCACCAGACCGCCGGGGACATTCAGGTGGTGCTTCGCGCTGGCCGGAGAATTGTAAAAGTCCAGTTCTTCCAGCACCCGCATCAGCGCCATACCACCGCGCCTGCCCTCGATAGCATGAACTAAAAGGCTGTTGAACTGGTCTTTCAGCGAGATTCTTGTTGCTTCATCCATAGGTCGTTCCCGCCTCTCAATCCCAGTCCCGGACTTCATTGTTCCAGTCATAAGCCTTTTTGACCAAAGTGTCCAGCAACACCGGCACTGCCCATGCAACGGCAATGAGATCTGGGTTGTAATTGATTTTGAACAGCCAGCAGACACCCCAGATCAGGGCTGAAAAAATGCCATACAGCACACCGAACACCAGCAGGCTTTCTCCCAGGTGCAGCGCATCGCGGCGGAAGCGCCGCCAGTTGAATGTCTTGTTGAAGTTGTTGATTGCTCTGTGAAGTTTTTCAAGAATCATTTTTCTTTCCCTCCATGTGAAACAGGCTTGTTTGACTTGTGTACTCAGAAAACCGTTCTTCTTCCAACTGGAAATAGAACGGATCAATTTCAAATCCGATAAAGCCAATCCCTGCCTCATATGCTGCTATGCGGCTGCTTCCGCTTCCGAGGTGGGTGTCAAGGATCTTCTGCCCTGGCTCTGCATAGTTTTTGAAAATCCAGTCATAAAGAGCAACCGGCTTCTGCGTTGGGTGGATTCGCTTTTCGTTCAAGCTCTTGTTTCCCTGCATGGTGTCGCCTTCTGTGATGCTTTTTCCCTGCATCATGCCGGACCACATATACCGGAACATTCTCACTGAGGAAAACAAATTTGTCGCCGCAATCTCGCAATCTGAAAAGCTAGAATTTCCATTGCACTTGTCCCACACGATCCGCCCGGTAGCAAACTGGTAGTCAAAATAGTTGCAGCCCCATACAATATAGTGGCGGCACACTCGAAACAGCTCCCTGAAATACTCCGGCTCTGGTTTACTCCAAGCAGGAGAGACGGGGTAGTCACGGTGTACGCCTATTTTGCTGACTTTGGATCCGTAAAAGCCTCTGCGTTCCGGACCAGAGAAATACGGCGGATCCACAACCGCCAGATCAAAATAATTATCCGGGAACAGTTCCATTGCCGGCAGGCAGTCCATGTTATAGCAATGGTTCAGCTTAAACACTTCTCCCATGCCTTACTCCGCCGGGCAATCCGCCCGATACCTGAACCGCTGCTTTGCGTTGTATAATCGCTGCTGCCCAAGCTCTGCACTATATCCTGCGCGACCATTGGCATCCATCTTTCCAGTGTCACCGCGCTTCAGTTCCTTATAGATGGTGGAGTAGTTGAAGCTCATCGCCCTGGCGATTCCGGCAACACTCTGTCCGGCATTGTACCGGGCTTCCAGCACCTTGCGGTCATCCTGCGTCATGTGTTTTGCCATTCCTGTTCCCTCGCTTTCCTGAAAAATGCGCAAAAAAATAACGCAAGAGAATCCGCTAAGATTTCTCTTGCGTTTTCTCTTGCGTTTATTTTACAAATTCAGCATAAATGTATCACATTTGACCCTGAAAAAACATCGCGAAGGCCGGATTGTTTTTGTGTCATGCCCAGTTCTGTATAATAATTCCAGCTGTAAACGAAGATTGAGAAAATAAGGGGTCAGATGAGGGTCTAAACGGCAGGAGGAAACAGCGATGGCGCGACGGGGAGAAAACATTCGCAAGCGTAAGGATGGTCGGTGGGAAGGCAGGTACATCAAGGCGCGCACACCGGAAGGTAAAGTTCAGTGGGGCTACGTCTATGGCACAGTCTATGCAGAGGTCAAACGGGTACTAATCCAGAGAAAAGCGGAGGCGGGGTTCTACAACCTGAATCAAACCGACCTGACCTTTGAAGTACTGGCCGAGGTGTGGCTGTACTCCCTGAAAAACGCTATAAAAGAATCCACCTATGCGCATTATTCGTACACACTGCACAAATATCTTCTTCCGGTTTTGAGCAAGGTGCCCGTTGCATCCCTTGAGGAAAGCTTTCTGGAACAGGCCATGCAGCAAATCATCACGCCCACAGATG